CCTCGCATTGGTTTTGCGAAATTATTTGGCTGTACCGCCATAGCTCTTCTTGTAAAGAGCTTCTTGCTTTTGCCCTTTGGCATTTTCTTCCTGTACTTCATCGCTTTGCATCCTTTCGTATAATTGTAGCCAGATTTGGCCTTCTTCGTTTGGTATTGGCATTACGTCCATTCGGACCCAAAATCCGTTATCGTGTTTCCTGGCTTCGCCAATTTTGTGCCATCTACTTTTTTCACCAGCATTTTTTCCCTGGACTAAATTATAATCTATTTGTTGCACCTTAACCTCCTTTGGTGTCAGTAGGCCCAGTTAACATCAAGCGGTTAACTGGGCCCGCGATCCCTTTACTCCGTCTCTTCGACAGGAGCGGGAGGTGCGGGATCGCTTTTTGGTGTCACCTCCGACACAGTATCAGGGGCTTTTGCTAACCCCATTCTAATCATTTCTTCCTTATTTTTCGGATTGGTGGCAAACTCGAAAAATAATCCAGCATTATTGTTGAATTGTTCCCGAATGTGACTCGGAAGTTGCGCAAAGCTTTCGTTCGCTTCGCGAACCATGTTAAGAGCTTCTGAATATTCATTGATTTCTGAATAATCGCCATATTGCGCTATTCCTTTATTTACATTTGCAATTAGACCAGTCCGGTCATATTGCTTAATTATATTACGAACGTCAGCAGCTGCCGCATGTGACTGTTGTGTTAGGCTTTCGCCTGTTGTTTCGAACCCATTTCTGGTTCGATCTCCGTATGGTGTTTTAAATTTTAATACTTTGCTCATTCTGAACTCCTCGGTTTAAACACTCGTCTTATAATCTGTTCTAATCCACTGACGTTTGTAGCCAGCGTACTCTTTTGCGCTTGGGTCGCTTTCAATAGCTTTTCCAAGCTTTCCATTGTGTTAATACTAGCCGTTGTTGTTCTGGCTACATCGTTAAGCAAAGTTTTAACATTTACACCCGAAATTGACGCCGCCACTGACGCCGCAATATTATCGGGTCCCATTGTGGCAAATAACCTTTGCCACCTTTCGTTGTGCAAATCTTTCATTTGCACTATTTCTTGTTCCACTTTTTGAGTTTGCTGCGCTGTCAACTTTGTTTGTTGATTAATTTGTTTTGTTTGCGCTTGCGCTTGCATAGCCGATGACCCTTGTTGGAATCCCTGTCCGAAATCTGCACCTATATTTCTAGCGGTGTAGCTCGCGCCTTGCGGGGTCGAAGCTCCACCTAGTTTTGCTGATAAAATGGGGTTTATACCTGCCTGTCGCAGATCGGCTACTTGACGTTGATGGGCTGTATTGCTCATACGTTCTTGAAACGCCATTTGTCTTGCTGTTGAGGCTCTCGTTTCACGGTTAGCTCTATAACCACCGTAAGCCGATATACCGCCTAATATTAATGCTCCCATCATTATTTACACTCCGGTGTTACTAATAAAAGTGCTTCGCTAACACTACAAACGACATCAGCCCAAGGACCGTAATTATGAGCAGTAAGCCAGGTAACAGCCGTACCAAGTAAGGCAGGCAAAGCATACTTACGCACAATCCCAATAATAACGGTCCACTTGAATCCATCCATATTTCACCTAAAAATGATCAATTAACCCAGGCACACTATATACCGGCATTGGCCTGGTTGTTTTTAGGTCAAAGTACCAATCCCAGATAAACTCTGGTTCTGTTGTCACCGCAATTACACGGTCCACTGGTGGGTTTTCCTCGATAAACGAAGCATTAAGCGCCGGAAGCGCCGTAAAATCTTGCGCTAAATGCCATACATCCAAACTACCTGTTGCGTTACTACGCATTTTTCCAGTGATCTGACTTGGCTTATACCTATATTCTGCAAAACGTTCTTGATACCCAAACGTTTGCGTGTCAGCTGACGTACCTTGTGTATATATTTCTTGGTTCAGTACCGCTTGCTCGCCTAAATGAGCGAGAGCAGGCCAGTAAAAGTCCCAACGATCACGCCGTGACCACATCCTGTTCATACCTTGTTGATATGTTAGATCTGCAAATACACACGCCATGCCGATTAACACGCCATGTTCTACAAATGATTTGCTAAAACCGCCACGGCTACTAAGCGTGCCGAGAGCGGATAAATTACCTTGTGGTGATGTCGAATCCGTTGAACTTGTTTGCGGTACTGGTTGCATCATAAGTTCTGTTTTACTTCCACCGAGATACTCTGGACGTTGTAATCTTGCATCCGGTGATGTGACTCCGAAATGCGCTTGCAATATTTCGGTATACCGAGTGCCGCCTCGAGCGTCTCGCTCGTATAGTCTTTGTATTTGAAACGCTTCCCGCAACTCGTTAATTGTTGCTGCTGTTGCATCTGTTAAATCCGCATACATTGGCGCATCGCTTGAGGTCGTACCCGACGCATAAATACCTGTTCCATCCGCGCCAACTGCTACAGATGTTCCTGCACCATTAATTATATCTATATATTTTGAATCGCCTGATACTGAGTTCACTGCGATAGGTGCCGATGAACCTAATGGTAAATTGACTGCATCGCCTTTTTGAGGCCACGGCAACGCTGATGTAAAATAGTCGTGCCGTTTTCCGCGTTTCTGTAACGTATAGTTTGTATAGGTGTCCGGTCCGTCACCCTTATCTACAACTAAACTATCTTGAAGGTTTTCGTCTCGAAACCATTCATTCCATATTAAATTATAAGCGCGTCCATGCAGGTTATTAAAATCAATACCTGCAACTTGTGTAGGAAGCCCAAAATAATCAAAAAGATCATTTTCAGCGATTGTGGCGCTTTGAATTTGAGGTACTAAATAATCTGTACTGTCATTGGGGTCGTCTTGCGCCCCGTTAAATTTTTCCCAATTATCCCAAATAATCCTATTTGGAACATAAAAGAAAAATGTCTCCACATACATATTATCCATTATTGGATATATCGGGGTGGCCAGTCGGCCAAACCCCGTCGCATTTAATTGAAACGTATCGCCTGGTAGAACTTCGTCTACATAAATCGGAACCAATACACCACTGTCAAACGTTGTTTTTAGACCGTGTACTCTGTTAAACGTACTTCTTTGAATATCAGCCTGCGGAACGCGGCTGAATTCATGTGTCAATGTCGTGGGCAGGGTGCCCATTGGTCCACCTAGCATTTTATTCTCCTAGTGTTTCAATATCTATAATTTTGTTGGGTTTTTCTTGTCCGGTAATTACACCGGACTGTTCGTCAAATTCACCCAGTCTGTGTAACGAAAAATCGCTGGGGTGTTTTGCGAACGCGTGATCTTTATTATTAATCACTATATCCTGAACAGCTCTTATAGCTGTTCCATCCTTTATCTCTAAAAAGGGTTGTGAATACATTTCTGCTTTTGCATCAAATACGGCGTAATAAACTTTCTTCATTTCAACCTCCTATGAAATATTAATTCACAGAAAGTTTACACATAATATACATTAGCCGTCAATTGTTTTTGTAACCCTTTGTTTAGACTCTTGTTGACCTGTAAATGATTCATTTCATGACATTTTACAGGTTTCGAACCAATCGTTCGAGTTTTTTTATTTTTATTTCTTCTGACACCCAGAGGTCATCCATAGCTTTGTTGTACTCAACAATAGTCTCTGGGGCCGCTTCTTTTCGCTTCGCTTTTAATTCCTCAAAATATTGTGAGTCATATTTTTCTAATTGTTTATCATAGTACCTTGGTACCTTCATTTTAACATTTTCATGCACGATGAAATCGTGCCGATGGGCATCGGTCCATCCATATTTCCAATACCAGCTTTCTCCAATTCCCGCACGGCGGGACATTGTTGCGTATTGATTCTCGAGGTCGTACTCGACCTCTCCCGTTTCCGGATTTATATATTGCTCTGGGGACGCCTCCCCTTTCGCTTTTTTCATAACGTAGCGTGCTACGTATGCTGCACTCTCGTAAGTGCAGCTGCCTATCCTGTGGTACCCATGGGGCCACAGTTCTTCTAATTCGGGTGATATATATAGTTTATTTCCAAGTTTTTCTTCCCATAAATATTTATCTGGAAAGTCATACCCGAATATTAACGCATGGTAATGCGGTCTTTTATTTTCATCACCGTATTCCCCGCAATGAAAGAATCTTACTTCCTTTCCTATTTTTTTGCGGAGCCGTTTCATAAATTTTTGAAACTCGGTGATATCCAGAGACCACGGGCGCGGACGCGCTTCAAGCGTCTCTGGGTTTATCGTTAAGGTTATAAAGCAATTGTGTTCATGCATTTGGGCTTCGTGCATACACCTAATAGCCCATTCTCGACTGTGTTGGAGTCTACAACCCCAACACTGACCACACGGCAAATTAAAACCCTTTGCATAAGCAAAGGGTTTATTAAAGACCACTTTGCCATCGCATTTATACGCGAGGAGTGGATGATAACATGCCATATTATAGCCTTATTCCACCTCGCATTGGTTTTGCGAAATTATTTGGCTGTACCGCCATAGCTCTTCTTGTAAAGAGCTTCTTGCTTTTGCCCTTTGGCATTTTCTTCCTGTACTTCATCGCTTTGCATCCTTTCGTATAATTGT